CAACAAGCCAGCCGCGAAATTCCGGCTCGGCTTCGTCACCGCCACTGTCTGGAAAAATGGTGATTTCCACAACGTCGTTCTCTCTCGTTCCTACAAGGACGGCGAGGATTGGAAGGACACCGACCAGCTCGGCGCGGGCGACTTGATGAATGCCGTGCGCGTTCTTCAGCGCGCGGAAGAATGGATCAGCCAGCAAGGCTGACGACGTGGCCCGCGCCAATGCGGGCCATTTCTCTTGATACAATTACGAGCGGCCAGCTCTCTCACTTGAAAGGATGGTGTCATGGCCGCGACCGATTTTGTGGACTTCGCGGAACTGAAAAACCGCGTGAAGATCGAGCAAGTCGTCCCGATGCTCGGCTTACAAATGCGACAGAAGGGCGACCAGATGCGCGGGCCGTGCCCGCGTTGCAAAGCCGGTGGGGAACGCGCACTCGCCGTCAACACGACGAAGCAGAGCTACTATTGCTTCGCGGAAGGCAAGGGCGGCGACCTCATCGCGCTCACGGCCCACATCCGGGACCTGAGTCAACGTGACGCGGCGCTTCTTGTGCAAAACCACTTCGGGAACAGTGCACCAGTGAACAGTGCACGGTCCACTGTTCCAGTCCCAGCCACCAGCCCCCGACCGCCTGTAGAGGCACGGGTGCTAAGGCCCCTCGACTATCTCCAATACACGGAGGCAGTCGGGGGGCTGGGACTCTCGGAAGCGACGTGCACGCACTTCGGCGCGGGCTATGCGCCGAAGGGAATAATGCGGGGTCGCTTCGCGGTTCCGATACATGACCGCCAGGGCACACTCCTCGCTTACGTGGGCATCGCGGTCGCCCAGGAGCAGTCACCGAAGCTGCTTTTTCCCAACGGCTTCGATCCGCACTCCGTCATCTTCAACGCTGACAAGGCGGGGGCTGGTGAACTGTATCTGGTACGCGACCCGCTCCAAGTCCTGACGGCGTTCGAGAGCGGTGTCGAGAACGTCGTGGCGTTCCTCGCGCCGATCACCCCGCAATCGCTCGAAATGCTCGCCGCGCTTTGCGACGAGAAGAAGGTTGAGACCATCGAACTGTTCTAGGGGTTCTCCCCAACTGCTGCCCTGAAATATCGGGCAGCTTTTTTTGGAGCGTGACATGCGCTGCTACTGGTTCACTTGCTCGCGTTGTCACTACGAATGGTGGGAGCACATGGCCGCTCCTCTCATCCGCACATTCCTTTCAAAATGTTCGTCGCGCTGTCCGAAGTGCAACACACTCGTCACGTCGTCGATGGATGAAAAAGCTTGGTATGATTAGCTGCGGCCAGTTCGCCCACTAAACTCATCAAATCGCTCCTGGTTCTCTGGCGCATCCAAACTGATAGCACGTGCGAACGTCCCCCGGCGGCAGCGTCTAGGGCTACCGTTCGGTGACGGGGTTCACAAAAGCCGAGCGTAACCTGCAAACGCGAGGTGCGTTGCTATCCCACAGCCTCGAAATGGGGCTGTGCTTTTTGATGGTAGAATTGCTATGTGGCCTTCACGAAACAACAACAGACTCGGCCGAAGATAAAAGTTTGGAAGACCTCAACGGCCGACCTAAAGTTTTCCCAGTTCATTCGCCAGCGCGACAAGCACTGCCTCTTTCCCGGATGCTACCGAACAGAAGCGCTCGATTGCTCTCACTTCTTTGAACGACATCACAGCGCGACACGCTTCGATCCATTGAATTGCATCGCTCTCTGTCGAGACCATCACACCATCTGGGAGAGACAGAAGAAGTACGAGTACAAGATTTTCATGCTTAAATGGTTGGGTGAGGACGAATACGCCGCTCTCGAAAAACGCGCATGGACCTACAAGAACAGGGGGGAAGCAGTGTTGCAATATATGAAGCTCCACGCTGCCAACTCTGCGGGCACCCCGTAGACAACCCGGAGAATATCCACACGTGGTGCTTGATAGTTCTCCTTTTCGTGGGAGAATGAGAGTCGGGAATTGGAAGGTTCGCCACTCGTCTATATTTTCAATAACGGCGGACGGGTAACGGGAGTTCGATTCCCCGCGCGGTGTAAGTCCGTGATGTCATACGTCTGGTGACTTACCCGAGTGGTTGTGGTTCGACTCCACACGGTTCCTTACTGAGAGTGTCAAGTTTATTTATCTATGGCAAAAGTCAACGGAACAGGTAAGGGCGGCAAGTCATTTCAAGACCGAGAACTAGCGGCGCGTGTTCGCACACTCACACTCGAAAAGATTGAGCGCATTTTGAAGGGCAAGAAGTCTCGTTTTCAAGAGGCGGTCATCCTAAGACTTGCCGGAGCAATTCTTCCACGCTTGAACGAAGTGACGGGCGAAGGAGGTGGCCCGGTTGAGGTGACGCTCATCAAATATGCCAAGTAACTTCCCACAATTTCAGGGCATCGAACGCGAAGCCGCAAACAAGTGGTGGGCTTGGAGTAAAGATCACGGCGCGTCAGGCGCGACGTATGCAGAAGCCATACGAAATTTGCGCCTGAAAACCAGAAAGCATGCAAATCGAGCTGCCGCACCTGTACGAACCTAGAGACTACCAGCGCCCTCTCTGGGAAGCGTTTGATAAGGGCTACACTCGCCTTCTCCAGCTTTGGCACCGCAGATCAGGAAAGGATAAGACGGACCTCAATCTCGTAGCGCGCGAGATGTGGGAGCACGTTGGAAATTACTACTACACCTTCCCCACGTACTCGCAGGGCAAGAAGGCTCTCTGGGAAGGGAGAGGAAAAGACGGCGTTGCCTACCTCGACCACTTCCCCAAGGAATTGCTGGACGGCAAGCCGAACGACACGGAGATGAAGGTCCGTTACAAGAACGGGTCCATCTTCCAAGTCATCGGCGTTGAGGATGTTGACCGCATCGTCGGAACGAACCCACGCGGCATCATCTTCTCAGAGTACAGCCTGCAAAATCCTAAGGCGTGGGAGTACATGCGACCCATCCTCGCGGAAAACGAGGGCTGGGCCATTTTCAACTACACACCCCGAGGGAAAAACCACGGCTTCACGCTCTATGAGATGGCCCGCAACAATCCGAAATGGTGGGTGTCCAAACTCACCATCGACGACACGCACGTACTCTCACCGGAGGACATCGAGGAGGAACGTCGCGCTGGTATGACGGAGGACATGATACAGCAAGAATTTTACTGTTCATTCGTCGCCGCCATCCAAGGCTCTATCTACTGGAATGAAGTCAACGAGGCAGAGAAAAACGGTCACTTCAAGGACATCCCCTATGATCCGCAGCTCTTGGTGCACACCGTATGGGATCTCGGGAAGGACGACACCAACTGCATCGGTTTCTATCAGACCAACGGCCTCACGTGGCGCAAGATAGACTACCTCTCAGGCTCGCGCCTTGGCCTTCCCGACTGGATAAAGAAAGTAAAGGAGAAGCCATACGTCTACGGCAAGCACTTCGCGCCGCATGACATCGAAGTGTCGGACTACTCAACATCGGGTGACGAGTCGCGAAAGCAGATCGCCAAAGGTCTCGGGATTGAGTTTGAGGTGGTGCCCAACTTCTCCCGTCAGGAAGGCATCGACGCTGGCAAGCGCTTTTTCAAGAAGCTCTACGCTGACCAAACCAAATGCGCGGAGTGGATTGATGCCATCCCTCAGTACACACGTGAGTACGACGAGGAGAAAAAGAAATTCAAGGACACACCGCTTCACGACTGGACATCACACTTCGCGGACGAGCACCGCTACGCCGCGATCGTTCACCAGCAAATGAACAACGAGCTAGACCTCCGAACGCAGGAGAGCATCGCAGAGACGCGACGTGAGAAAGTCGTCGCGAGAGCTGACGCTGGATTGTAGTTATGCACACCTTCAAAGAGACACGTTTCGGCATGGTATAATTGCGTCGTCTATGTCCGACATCGACAACACCGCATCAGGTCTGAAAGGGCAGATCGAAAAGGAAATACAGCAGTACCTCACCGAGGACGTGCAGATCGGAGAGAACCAGTACTTCTCACAACACAAGCTCGTCAGGCGCATCTCTCTTTTTGAATCACACACCTACCCCACCGGAAAAATCGACAGCCAGGGGAACTACAAGTTTTGGTACGACATCATCACGCCTCGCATTGATAGCGAGGTGAAGAACATCGACTTCGACACGCACGACATCACCGTCTACTCGCCCCGCAAGATCGACGAGATTCCGTGCATCATCACGAACTTGAAACTCAAGGAATACCTCCGCACGACCGGGCAAGCCGAGCAGATCAACTCAGCCATCGAGGAGGGTTCGGGCTGGGGCAACATCGTATGGAAGAAGGTCAAGAAAGGCTACGAGCGCGTGGACGAAAAGAACTTCTACGTCATCAACCAGACCGCCGAGTGTTTGGACGAAACGCCGGTCATTGAACGGCACCAATTCTCTCAGTCAGACTTACGGGCAAAGAAGGAGAGTTGGGCCAACGTAACGGACGTGCTGCAAAAGTGTGGCAGCAACACCTATCAGTCATCGCTTGGCGACCAAGCCAAGGACACCACGACACCGTACTACGACATCTACGAGCGCAACGGCGAAGTGTCCATGAAGGACTTGAAGGAGGTGCATGGAGAGAAACCAGCCCAGGGTGACGAGGACGAGTACGTGTTCGCCAAGGTCATCTGCGCCGGCAAGAAGGGCAGCGTCACCAGTAGCGTCTCAATCGAGTACATCCTTTTCGCCGAGGAAATGAAAGGCAAGAGCAACAGCGACATCTACAAGGAGTACCACCGCTCACGTTACAAGGGCCGATGGTTTAGGGAAGGTCTGTATGAACTCTTGTTCGACGTTCAAGTGCGCTGCAATCAGATAGGAAACCAGATCGCGCAGGGCTTGGAATTTGCCTCAAAAAGCATTTTCACCTCGAAAGACAAACTTCTCGTTCAGAACATCCTCACCGACCTCAAGAACGGCGATGTCATCAGGACCGAGGGTCTTACCCACGTTCAAGTTCGCATGGAGGGCTTCGACCAGCTCGCGAACGAGTGGAATAAGATGCTCGAACTCGCCAACGACATCGCCAACGCGCGTGAAGTAGTGCAGGGCATCACGCCGGCCTCGGGTGTTCCTCTCGGGACCACACAGCTCCTCAACCAGAACGCCGGCAAGCTATTCGACTTCATCCGTGAAAAGCTTGGTATTCCCTTCTCAGAGATTTTCGAGGAGTGGACCGTCCCTGACCTCATCACGGACATCAAGGCTCAGGACGTGCTCTTGCTCTCAGGTGACAGCGACATGATGAAACGCTTGCAGCAGATCATCGTGGACGACTGGTACGTTACCAACCTCATCGCCATCGGCCCACACGATGAAGCCACGGCCACAGCCCTCAAGGAGCAGAAGCTCGAAGAACTTACCAAGCGCCCTCAACTTCTCATGAAAAGCGTTGCGAAGCTCTTTAGCGACTTCAAGCCCCACGTCATCGTGGACATCACAGGCGAAGGTTTGTCCTTGGCTACCGATGTACAAGATATCGTCGCCTTCGCGGGACTTGAACAAGACCCGATACGTCGTTCAGCCATGCTTGAACTGGCGGCGCGGAAGAAGGGACTGGACTTCGGCGCGCTTCCAAAGAGCCCGCCAGCGCCACCCCCGCCACCGCCAGGAGCCATGCCCTCTCCCATTCAAAAGGTCGGATTACCA